GCAACTACTTTTTTTTTTAATTCAGCAGTTTGAACCGTTGGTTGAACAACAACTACTTCGTCGAATACGCTGTTCATTGTGATAGTTAAATCACTTCCAAGAATAGGCGCAAATGTATTTGTGATAATTCTTTGGTATGGCTTGATAACTTGGTTGTTGAATATCTCCATACCAACCAACATTTCGTCTTTGTTTGAACCAAAGCCTGTTGTATCTCTAATGCCGTGAATCAATGGCGAAACAACACGGTGTCCAACCATGATTTGCTTCGCTGTTTCTTCCGATAAGAATTGATATTGTTTGTCAGCGTCTGAAAGTGGAAACGATTCAATCGAAGGAGCGCGTGTAGGATCTTCGTTGAACGTCATTAAGAACTTTCCTGCGTTACTTGCACCGCTCAATCTTGTTTCCCACTCACGACGTATTGCCTCGCGTTCCTCTTTCTGCGGTATGCCGTTCAAGAAATTAATAATGAATGAAGGAAATAATCCGTTTAAGATATTGTTGACGTGGTAAAGTCCCATTTGATAAGACAACTCAACGTAGTTTAATGCACCGAAGTAGTCGGGTTTCGCATAGTACGAACTTCCTGCCATCATTCCGTGAGCGTAAATTACTTGTCGCGGTTGTTCTTCCGCTTGTGAAGGATTGAACGCAGGAATGAACTCAGGCTTACCTTTTTTGCTGCGTGTATTTGCCCAATCTTTTGAGTACCAAATACCAGTAATTTCGTCTTGTTCTTTGTCGTAAGCTAAACGACAATTCTCAAAAGGCAAGTGGTTAATCTTTACAACGCGAGTAAAGTCCATACTCCAAATAACCTCAGCAACGAACGCACCTTGAAGTTTTAAGTCAAACGCAATACCTTGCAAAGCATTGTCAAGAATTGTTCCTGTACCTTGTCCTTCAATCATGTAAGCAATTGAGTTCGTCAATGCGTTATGAATAGGACTGTTGTAATAAAGCGTGATTAGGTGCTGAGGAAATAAGTTGTTGAAACCGTAATCAATCCAACCTGCGCGATTGTCTTTTTCAACCGCTTCAACTGGTTGGTATGCCGAAAGATTGATTTGTTGAATGTTGCTCATATTATGCACCTGTATATATTACGTCAACGGGAATCGTTGGCGAAGAAACGTCGAAGTAAATTGTTCCGTCTTGAAGAATCATTGAACCACGTTCAACAAGTCCAACAACGGAAGCGTTTGTCGGATCTAAATTGCTGTTGCTGTTTTGTCCGTACACATCGTACTTGTATTTACCAGCGTCAACAAGACCAACTGTTGTTAAACGTATTTTAGTGACACGTTCGTTTTCGTTTATGACCTCTACGACCTGAGCAAGTTGTTCACCTGTCATTTCGTAGGTCATAACAAGAAGGTAATTTGTAAACGCAACATTGAAGTAAGCACGTCCCTCGTCTAACGAAAGCCATGCGTATTGATTCGCAGTATTTGTATTCAAATAAACCATTCTATCCTTTTATTTGTTTGCTAAAATTACAACACGTAGGGACGTTTTGTCCCTATGTGTGTAAAAGTTTTTTTAGTCTGTTATGATTACAGAAGGAGCGTCAGCTAATTTATAAGCACGCTTTGGAGTTTCGTGTGTGAAAGCCAAAGTGTATCCGTTAGCGTCACCAAGTGCCGTTCCTGTTGCTGCTGTTCCTGTTGAAAGGTCAGCACCATTTTCAATACCTATTGCCCACCAATTATTGTTTGTGTCGTTTACAAATACAATAACACGAACAGTTGCTGCATTTTGCAATTCAAGACGCTTTGGAGCGCTTAACTTTTGCATCATGATATTTACTGTTTGTGTGTAGAAAATAGTTCCTGCATCACGGTTGAAGTTAATTGTTTCTTCAAACGATCCTGTTTGAGTTGGAAGTTCATAAGTGTAAAGTTCATTTGTGTTATTTATAACCATTGAACTTATAACTTCTGTTCCCACTTCATACGTAATTGTTTCAACACTTGTTTTATCTAATAAAACAATTTGCTTAATTCCACCGATGCCGTCTTTGCAATCAAGTGTAAAACCTGTGCTTAATTCACATGCCATAATTATATGTTTTTTATTAGCACAAAAGAGGGGTGGTTTTTATGCCACCACCTCTATATATGCAAGGGTTAGAATGGTTGAGATTAGGCAGTATATTGGTAGAACGCGATTTCGTTTCCGAAACCGAATTGTACACCTGCGAAGAAAGAAGCTGCGAAACGTACGTTGTTTGAAAGGTCATGTTCAAACATATCCAAAACTGCAACGTTATTCCATTGGTCAAGAGTGTTTGTACCAAACCAAAGGTTAGACTTTTGGTAGAAAGCCATTGTGTCGTCAGACATTCCTGGGCATTCTACAACGTCATACTGTCCCTGCCAGTTCATTACAACTGCCTCTCCTTGATAAAGGTAGAAACCACCACCAAGACCTAAGATAGCTGTTCTGTACGCCTCAGCAACGTTAGAAGAAACTGCGATGATTGGCTTCTCAGTAGCGCGACGAACGCGTGTTGGAAGAGTAAGAACTAAACGTCCCATTTCCTCAATTACGTTTGCAGAAGTGATAGCCTCTGGAGTAGCAACGGTAAGAACACCGCTTCCGCCTGCTGCGAACAATGTTTCGAAACCGTCGTATTGACCTGCTGTTGCGTTAACACCCTGCCATATCAATACTTCGTTACGAGCTGCCATTCCTGCTAAAACGTTAGCTATAATAGCGTCAGTCAATGAAGCGTGAAGTTGTCCGTTCTGCTCTGAGGACGATTCCCAATCTTTCAAAAAGTCATTTTTGCACAATTGTCTGTGAATTTGGAATTTTTCCAAAGTCAAGATACGCTCGCTTAATGCAACTGTTCCAAGTGGAGTGAAGTCACAAGTTGGTGCTTCGAAAGTGATGTCGTCAACCAACTTACGAACTACTTGCTTGTAGTCAATGTTCTCTTTGAATGTAACAGCAGACAAAGACTCGTTACTTAAAAATGCAGCGCGAATGTAACCGCCTGCTACAGCTCCTGAAAAGGTGCTGTTAATTGGGTTTGGGGATAATGTAGTAGCCATTTTTTATTGTTTGTTTTTTATTTGTTTAGATGAAATACGAAACGTTCTTCTGCTGACATTTTATTGTAGCTTTTTGAAGGTGCGCTTACTTTTGATTGTTTAACTTCTTTGATTGATGTTGCCGCAGGTTGTGCGCTCAACTTCTCTACGTTAGCAGAAAGTTCGGTGTTTGCCTTCTTGATGTCGGCAAGTTCGCTTTCTAATTTAGCAACCAAAGACAAAAGACCTTCAACTTCTGCGTTGAATGTGTCCTCAACAACAACTTCTGTTGATTGTTCTTCGGTTTCTACTTCAACCTCAACTTCTGGTTCTTCAACCATTGGCTTCAATTCAACAAGTAATCCTTCAGTAACAACTACAATAACCCCTTCGGCTGTTGTGTACTCTCCGTCCGCTACTGCAACCTCGTTGCCGTCTGCGTCTTTTGCGAATACACGAACTCCAGGCGCCCATGCGTCGCTGTCTGAATAGATGCTTGTTCCGTCCTCTAATACCGCTTCCACCATTTGCTTCACCTCAACTACTTCTTCAGCAGATAGGCTTACATTGTGCTTTGCGAAAAGAGCGTTAACTTTTTCTCTTAAGTTCATATAAGTGTTTATTAAATGTTTAGTTCCTAAATAGAAAAACCTGTATATTTGTTTCACAATTCGGCTTTTTATAGGTTGATTTTGATTTTTAGGTTTGACGAGGGGAGTAGTTACCCCTCGTTTTTTTTATCCTAAATTGTCAAGTATCGTGTTTAGCGTCTTCATTTCTTCCTCTGTCAATCCGTAAGACTTAAACCCCATTTTACCGCTCTCGTTCGTTATCTTGGTGAGTGCGTTAAGAAACAGGGTAGCATCGTCGTTGAATAGTTCGACCTTTAAGAACCCCCCTGCTTCGATGTTCATTACTCGCCTTTGAGTATTGCGTCTAATTCTTCAAGCAAAGTGCTAACGTGTTCGCTTAAATACATTTCTTTCTCGGCAAGGAAGTTCCCTTCGATAGAGAAACCCAACACTTCTTTGTTTTGTATCTGTTGCTTCACTTCTTCGTTGTCTACTTTCATACAACCGAACCAAGTACCTTCTGGAAGGTCGAACCCGAAGTTTTTAGACTTGTCGTTCTCGCCTTCAATGATCCACGTTTCAACCAACGAAACACCGTCAACCACTTTTGCGTGTTCAACCGTTGCGTTGTTGGTCTTGTTTTGCTTTAAGTAGTTGTAAGCAATAGCGCGAATGGTATCTTTCGAATACTTAACGTAGTATTCCTCGTTCGTCTTGTCGTCGCGTCGGTATATCAGTTGGTCAGGAATCAATAGAGCGCCATATAAAAGCCCTCTAAAGTCTTCTTTGAACTTCACAACGTGTTGTTCGCTTAACGCTACGAAATCAACCCCTATTGCAGGTTGTTCTACTACGCTGATAGCGAACACTCCGAGCAAACCTTCGTCGTCCACTCCGTATTCAATTACTTTAATTTTTTTGTTCATGTTTTATCCTCCTAATCGTGATTGGTTTTGAATTAATTGTTGTGCTTCTAAGTTGCTACTTACTTGACCGCCTAAAACGTATGCTTGAAGCGGTGGTTGTTGGTTGGGTTGCTGACTGATAAAGTCGAAATTTGCAGGTGAAGGTGCATTTGTTCCGCCTGCCTGTGGAACACTTCCGCCACCTTGATTACCTCCGCCTGTGCTACCACCTCCATTAAATTGTTGTTTGCTAATTATAGCCACGCGTGCAAGACCTTGTGCTATTGCTATTCCTGCTGCTACTGCTGCACGAACTGGAGCATCAGGTGTACTAATAACCATTTGTGAACGATAAGCACCTTGTGCAGCTAAAAAAGTATCTATTGTAGCTGTTGCAATACTTACACCCTTTTGTATTTGAAACGCTTTCTTTTGTTGCGCTTCAGACTTTCCTGCAAATGCTTGTGCTAAATCTCCAATGATTGATAAAGACGTTTTTAATGCGTCAACACGAAGTTGTGCTTTTGCTGCTTCTGCTTGTCTTAATTCTTCAAGTTCTTCTTGTGTATGTATAGATTTTAAAGCGGTAAGATTTGCATGTGACTGCATTTCGGCAAGAAGTTTTGCATCTGCTTTTTTCTTTTCTCTTGCCTTTAAATCTTCGTAGCTAATAGATGCCATTCTATCATCTTCAGCCATCATGTCGTCGTTTAATTTTTTACGACGTTCTAACTCATCTTTATCTGATTGTTCTTGCAAACGTTTCTTTTCATCTTCTTCTTTTTCTCTTGCAGTTTTTGCTGCTTTAGTTTTTTCATGAATTGCTTTTACTTCGGTGTCAATAGTAGCTAATACCGCAGAAGATGCTTCTTGTTCAAGATATGCTATTCTTTGAGTAGATTCTTCTAAATCTAAAGCAGCTTTCCCTATTCCTTCTGTACCATTGTACCATTCACTTATATTTTGGTTTGTTTCTTTAAATAATGTTTGTGTATTAAATCTTGCTGTTTCTACTGCTTTATCAAATTCCTGTTGAGTTAATTTTCCTTTTTTAGCAGCAAGTTCTTGTTCTAACGCTATTTTCTTTGCATATTCTTGTTCTAATAATCCTTTTGCTGCATTTGCTTTTGCTTCTTTTTTTATGTTATCAATTAACTTTACTTTTGCTGCATTTAACGCTTCTGTATCGTTAATATCTCCATTGATATTTGAGAAGTATGCTGGATACATATCTTCTAAATCACTCAATGCTTTTCTTCTTTCTTTTTCTGTTAAATTATGGTCTTGAACTCTTTGAGTTAATATCTCAATTTGAGCAATATTTTCTGCTCCTTTTGCAAGTTCTTGTTTTGTAGCTTCATTTAAATCATTAGTAACTCTTGTAAGATTTTGTTGTTCTATTGAAGTTTGTTTTGACCATGTAGCAATTTCTTTCCAATTGTAAGCAATAGCAGCTAAAACACCAACAGTTAAAAAGAAAGGATTAGATACAACAGAAGCGGCAAGATTTCCTAAACCTTTAACTAATCCTCCTACTTCTTCTTTAATTGTTTTAAAATCTATTTTTCGAACCGCAGTTCCCATTCCTGTAAGCGCTTGTCCTGCGCCTTTTAAGTCCAAGTCCATAAGACGTGAACCGAACAACCCAACGTTGTTCGAAAGACCTTCGAAAGCGTTACCAGCGTTAGCGTTAATCTCAGCACCTAAGTCGGAAATGTTGTCCTTTAATTCAGCCGCACGTGCGGACGCTTTCTTGAACGCGTCGCTCGTTTGATCCATCGTGAGCAACTGATTATTCAGCGCACGAAGTTCAGCCTTTGCGCTCTTGAATCCTGTCGCCGTATTGTCCGCAGCGTTTGCGGTTTGGTTGAGGATATTAACCGCATTTGTGCTTACGTTGAAATCTATTGTATTCGCCATTATGAGAGTAGTTTATAAAGTATAAATATCCAAAACGCTACGTTTAACGAAATACGTGTCACTTTCCAAGCGTAGTGCTTCCACATTTCCAACTTACGTTTGCCGTTAGCAATCCTTCCGAACTCGCTATTGCTTTTCATGTTCAGTTTTATAAACTCTAAACAAGCGACCATAGCACTTGATTTGTTTTCCATGTTTATCATGCTCGTTCGATTATTGCGTTAACAACAGATGCGGTGTTTGCGGTGAAAGCAATAGCACTTCCAACCGCTATATTGTTTCCTAAAGTATAAGCAGTTCCGTCGTCAGTAATTGTTACGACAGGACTGTTCTTGACGTTGTCAATCTTGTTAATGATTAAGTCGTAAGGAGCGAAAACGGTAGCCGTTAAACTGCTCATGAAGTCAATAGTCCACGTTATCGTGTTGTCGTTTTCACTATCAATCTTCCAGTTGCTGCCGTCGCTAACCAAAGTCACGACACTACCGCTTGTTTTTATTGTGTACGTTATTGCGCTTTCAATCTTTTGCCCTGTGTATGCGTGAAGCGTTGCGCCATAATCGTCACTTGCTAACTTTATGCTGATTATTGTCCCTCTCGTTGCCTGTGCTGACGGAAGGTAAACATCAATATCTGCGGCTAAGTCAGTAAGTAAAATCGTTCTGTCGAAATTCGTTACTACATAATCGGTACTTATTGACCTTACTGGCTGTGATACCGACGCTCCAAAGTTAACAGGCGCACCAAATCGTGTTGGTGCTAACGTTGGTGCTTCCGATGTAATGAATGAACGTGTACCAATGTTTGGTACTGAAAAACAATTGCTCTTTGCAGAGTTCCAATAGTAGCCAAAGCGACGACAACAGTCTTCGGTTACTACCGCAGGATCTCCGTTCGGTCTTTCCCAATTTATAGTTTGGTCAAGGTTGGCGGTTATAGGTAAAATGTCGCAGTCGTTGTCTATGTCTAAAATACGAATCAACTTTACCTTCGTCATGTCTTGCTCACCAACAACGTAACCCTCGATGTCTAACACTCTCCACCAAGAATCAACTATCCAAATCTTGTCGCTCCATTGAAACGTAAAAATGTCGTTTAATGTTAGCGCAAACATTCCTTCTAAGATGCGCGCTTGTCCATCGTAAAGTTCACGATAGTAGTTTCTCCACCAACGGTTGTAAAGGTTGTCGTATGGTGGTGCTATGATTGTGTGAAGTGGTACTTCGGGAGCAAAGTTTAGGTCGCTATCTCCGACACTTGCGTTCATGGTTGAGTAGTTGTTCAAACACTTAACTGCCGTTTGCACTACGTCACCTGAAACCTCGTCGTACATGTTCACAAAGAAGTCAGCGAAGTAATAAAGTATGCGCGGTTTTGGTTGTACGAATTGACCTTCGCCATTGATGAAACGAGGAACTACAACGTCGGTATTCTCAACCGCTCGTGAAGGTGTTGGTGCAAATGCTAACTCAACCTTTTCTTCTCCAGTTGCAAACTCGTTGATTACTTCAAAGTCGTTTTCTGTTACCTCATAGCTTCCGAAGATGTGTCCGTTGTCTTTGTATATTCCATTGTAATAATCTCCGTCTTCTGTGTATGTAAAGGTGAACTTTGCTTTTTGAAGGTCGGTTGTTGGGTAGTACGTTATGTCTTTTGATAAATCAAGTTTCTCAGTCCAATCCAAAGTATTTCCGCTTCCGATGTATTCAACAAGTGGTTCAATGCGTAGCGTGTTTGGAAGTGTACGGTCGGGAACGAATGCAAGATTGAACATCTTTTGTATTGATGTGATAAAATCAATTTGCTTCATGTCTGGAGCGTTGAACTCCATAAGACAAGTGTCGCCTGTTAAAGATGTTCCAACGCTTATAAGTTCAACACCCGTTCCTGTGTAATCATTTGCTCCGTTACCTACAAAAACAATATTAAAACTTGAAGTATTGTAAACTCCACCAACAGCTTCAATTTTTATTTTTAATGTATCTCCTGCATTTAATGAAAGCGTAATTGTATTGTCTTTGAGAAAAGTGTGTGAATATAAATTTGAGTTATCTACAAAATTGTTAAAAGTAGAATCTACAAAAATATCGTTAACATAATAAAAATAACTTAAAATTAAATCAGTTACATAATTTGTACCCGAAGAAGTAGCCGTTCCATTTGCCCAAATTCTAAAAGTAAATTGTCCGCTAAAAGGTGCTGTATAAATTCCACCACTCCAGTCATTTCCAGCGTCTTCATATTCAGTTAATGGAGCATAAAGATTTTTAATATTGTTTGTTGGTGTAAAAGAAGTCGTTTGGTTTGTCGCATAAGCTAACTTACTTGCAACGTCATTCAATCCCAACGAACTATTCAAATACTGACCATTCACAAAAGGAACGTAAACGTTGTCAAGCATATCAAATAAACTTGCGCTTGCCCATTGAACCTTTACGTCTTTAAGTATTTGCTCGAACAAATAGTAAGCCTTAACCGCAGGTGTTAAGTGTCCAACATAAAGAGGTTTGTACGTCGGTTGACCTGAAACAACAGTTGAGTAAACAGGTTGTCCTTCTGGATTACTTGCCGTCAAGTTCCACTTGTCGCAAAGCGTTAAAATAGTATTTGCGTTAGGTGGTGTTTCTACGTTAGCGTGAAGCAAGTCGTAGTCTAAGTCACCTGCAACGATGCTTGCAATATCTCGTAGTTTCTTTTCGTTTAGTAAGCGTGAAAGGTTTGGAACTTCACCGAAGAATACAACTTCAAATTCAAACAATTTTCCACTCTGCCAATAAAGTTTCTTCACCTGAATATGACCACTTGCTATTGGAATAGTGTTGACTGTTAGCGTTGCGGTTACCTTCTTTCGGAAGTCAAACCAACCGTTGAAGTTAACGTTGAAGATAGCACCAAAGAAGTCTACGTTTGTCGCACTTGCTGGTATGCGAAACTCCTGCGAGTAGCTGCCGACAGAACTAAAGTTCGTGAGATCCGTGAACTTATAGTTCAGATGCATCTTTTCATTCTCGTAAAGGTCGAGAATCGCGCTGTTTTCGTCGTTGTCAGTAAGTGTTAAAATTACTTGATTCATCATAAGCCAACAGGTTGAGAGTATTTAAGATTCAAAGTAACATTGTAAAGTTTCGAATATCTTTCGTCCTTGATAACAAAGTTCTGTGTGTCCACAAGAACAGGTGTCATTGTCGCATCATCACCAATTATGAACACGTCGTTCGAACGACAAAGCGTTTGCAATAGTTCAAATTCTCCAACAGTTACCCAGTCGCTATTTATTTGTAGTCCTTTTGTTGTTGTAACGTAGCGGTCTGTTGCACCTCTGTCAGAAGTGTTGAAAGCAAACGATGCTGTGTTGTATGAACCAACTACTTTTTGATATTGCTTACGATCGTAGTTGAACGACAACTCCGACTTCTTCGTGAAGTTGAAGTAATCAGTACCGCCGCAAGTATTTGTCCAACCCAAACGAACGTTGTCAAAGCGACAATCGTCAGCGACAATGTAAAAACAATACACGCGTGAATAAGGTGTGTAAATGGGAAGAACAATAGGCGCGCCTGCTTGTATTGTATAGTATTTGACATTGGTGAAGTCTAATCCTTCATTGATTAAGTTTTGTGGATTTGCACCCAAACGAGAAACTGAATTAGTATCTGTAAATAAAGTGAAATTAGTTTGCTCAATTAAAGTATTGCTGTTGTCGTATGTTGACACAAATAAATCTGTTGCATCGTTATCCACTAAAAGACCGTTGTTACTTATCGAATACAACTGTCCAAAGTCAGCTAATCGAGTAGGTATGTACACCCAATCGTTTGACAAACCACGCGCTGGTGCTTCGCTCCATTTGTGTGTGTCTGTTGTGCGTTCGCTCAACAAGTATTTTGATGTGTTCGACAAAGCATAGCGTGCGTTTGGATTCGGTTTGTAGCCGTCGCTTACTTGATATTCAGAAAGGAAAGCAAATACGTCGTCAATGTCAGCCATTCCTGCGCCACTAACGGTAAACACTCCGCCAACGAGCCAACCTTCTTTTATTGTGCAGCTGATATTTGCAACACTTTTATACTCGTCGTTAATCCCTTCATTTGCTGCGCCTGCGTCGTGTTGTAGTTGCTCACGGAATATCGGTGCGAGGTCTAACATTCCTTTGTTGCTCGCGTTGGGTTGTACGTTGACTTGGAACGCACCGAAGTCAAACACGAAACGAAAGCCTGCGTTTGCCACGTTGCTTGAACTGCACACAATCATCAGCCGTTGACCGATAGGAGTGTATTGGTAAGGTTGGTCTTCTATTGTAATTGCCATATTTATTAAATGTCTTTTAGTTGGTTTTCTAACGTTGCGCTGAAGTCCTTTCCGTATGCTGCGACAACCTTTGCTTCGTATTCGTCCCAAATGTTATCCATCGCATAATCAAATGCGTGCCACCCCTTGATTCCTTCTTTGCCTATCTTGCGAGCAATCAAAAAAGCAACTTGTCTTTTGAGTGCTTCTGTCGGCTTCTGAAACTTACCGCTTTGTTTGTCGCGTAACTTAATTGGTTTGATTCGCATCCAGTCAAGTATCGCGTCAATGGGCGGTTGCTTTCCTGCCTTCCTTCCGTTCTCACGAAACAGGAAGTATTGTCCTGCCTTCCCTTTTGCGTACACCGAAATGTTGATGCTTTTGCCCTTGATTTGTAACCTATACGACAAAGACTTTTCGAGCGTACCACTTGCAACCGCGTTGGTATAGTTGCGTCCCACCTTCCGTTTAAGTCGGTAGTCGGACTGCATCAACTCAACAAAGCGTTTCGCCATGTCGTTGACCACAGCGAAAAAGTTAGGTGCGCTCTGTTCGTTAGGCATTTAAAGTAGGAAATGGAGGTGGTACTATTTCCAAGTCTATTGGCATCCCAAGAATAGGAAGTAAAGAATCATTGTAAACAATATACCAAAATTGAGGTGTGTTCAATTCTGCAAATTGATAGTCAACCCAATTCTGTGTTATATCATCGGGAGTAACAGGGATGCCGTAGTAAGCATCACACGATTCTCTAGCGTTGATTGCTTCTTGTTCCGTCGTGTATTGGTAGCCGTTAATAGATTGCATAGTATGTGTTTATGTTTGATTCTGCTCCGTCAATATCTGCTTGAGAAAATACACTTGTATAAACTACAATTTCTTGAATATCTCCTAAAAAACAACCACCTTGAGATCCATCAAAAGAACCAATGTATCTTGGAGAAGTAGATAGCCCTGCAGGGGAAGATCCGTAAGCTGTAAGGGTTTGATTTACGCCATTAATTGCAATTATTGTATTACCATTTGTTTTATGTGTTGACCAATTCTGCCACTGAAAAGTAGCAAGATATTGTGTATTGATATTTTGTAGCCCACTCGTAGACATACCTCCTGGTGCGTAAATATCGGTGGACGCTTGCGTAGTCGTATTTGGGAATTGTTGCCATTGTATTCCTGCTGCTTGATTTCCACTTCCTCCGCCTTGTGAAATTATAGAACCATATTGACTTCCTCCATTATTTCGATTTCTTGAAGTATGAAACAATGTAGAATTTCCTGTATATGTCCATAAAGAGGTTGGGTAACTAAGTAATTGTGAACTTCCATTTGTGAACTGCAAGCACGGTTTAGAGTTTACATTTATTACCACACCACTACTAACTATTTGTGGTTGATTTGAAGCTGTTGTTTGTGTTGCGTTATTACTATTACCACTTTGGTCATACCAAGTAGTAACAAATCCATTACCTGCACCACAAAAAGAAGTAAGTGCAGTTGTATTAAGACCTCCAAGTGCAGTAAATCCAATATCTTGCTCTGCATTGTCACTTGCCCTTCTTACACGAATAGCACTGCCAATATAAGCATCACGTAATAAACGAAGTGAATAGGCGGCAGCTGCATTTGGGTATACATCTAATAATCCCTGACTTATTACTATATTACCTATCGTTCCTAAATTCGTAGGAACTTGGCCTGCAAATGTTTTGTCGCTAAAGCCACGAAATAATCCAAAGTTAGGCATTAGTAATCTCCTTTAATTGCAAATACATTTACTCCTGCCGCTGTTGCAACGGTAATTCCAACCTTCACCACTTGACCTGCTTTAAGTTGCAAATCAGAATAAGTATTAACTTGTCGTTGTGATGTTGTTGTTGTTGAAGGTGTTATTGCAGGCAAAGCCATCTCATCAAACAACTTGAAGTTAGCACCTGCGGTATCACTTATAAAGATAAGAACTAAAGTCGCAGCGTTTGTGCCTGCTACCTTTGCTCCTATCTGAGTTATTTTAGTTCCGTTGGTTGCTGCCGTTAGTAGCGTTATGGTGTTACCCATCGTTGCTCCTGTTCGGTCAGTTGTTGCAGCCGTTACCGTAGCGAAAGCCGTTTCAGGTGTGAGTGCGAAAATTGGTTGAAAGTTAGCTGGCATTGTTTAGTAATTGTAAAATAAATATAGTGAATTCCCTGCGCTGGTTGTTTCTACTGTGAATGTTCTATTAGCTGATAAATCTTGTGTAGTTCCGTTAATCGTTATTGTGCGAGCGGCAGGTACTTTTGAATTAAACGTAGCCCAATCGGCTGCTGATAAATAACCGTTTACCAAACTTGTTGCCGCAGGCATACTAATGGCAGGCGTTGCGCCACCCGAAGAAACAACAGGCGCAGTTCCCGTTACTGCCGTGACGCTACCACCCCCACCTCCACCACCAGCTTTTATGTAGACGTTATTTATCATTGTTTAGATATATTTGTTTTTCAAGATAAAATAAGTGCTTACATATTCTTCTTTGGCTTCTTCCCACATAGATTGGTCTACGTAGTCTTTAACTTTTAAAACACTCTGATATATAAATTCATAGTCAACACTTGGATCTAAGCTGTTATCAATTCCTTGTATAATCAATCCTGCATTTTGGTAATACTCTGCAATCAAATCATCATAATATACATCACCTCTGTAATGTTCTCTCAATGTTCTCATTGCTGTTAACTCAGGACCGTCATCTAATAACCCTTTATACTGAACTGTTGCTGTTGTAAGATAACAACCTCCAACCCATGTTGCTGTTAAGCTATCTATAAGTGTTCCTGTAAAACTAGTAATTCTAAAGGTTATAGTACCAACATCAGCTGGTGGTTCTGTATTCACAATATTAAAATACATAGTATTGCCAGGAACTACATCAAAAACTCCATATCTAGAAAAATATATTAAACCACTAACTCCAGAACCACCTGCAAAACTGTTTGGGTTTGCGTTTGCTCCAGCAGTAGATGTAAAAAAATTCATAGATACACCATTAAGAAAACCGTATGCAGTTATTGCAAATTGGTTAGAATAACCTTCAATGTACAACCTACCGCTTTTAGTAAAAGTCACCGTGTTTGTTGTGTATGTAACATTGCCATTAGCAAAATTAAAATCTCCAGGTACAAAAGCGCCTCCACCTGACCAACCACTTTTGCCAAGTATGCTGCTTATGTTTGCTTTTGGTTTTCCTAGAACGCTAGAAACAACGCTTACGTCTTTATTTATAATTTGTATTCCCATATTATGCCAATACTAACCAAGTTGGATCTGGTGATATATAAATTGTGTTTGCTAAACTTGTTTTGTAACCCACAACTCTAACAACTTGCGTTGATGTTGAAGGTGCTGTTTCTGTTATACTACCTGCTGTTGTTCCTATATAAATTACTGAACCTGTTGTTTGAACATACGATGTATTTACTGCATATCCTCTAACTAACAAACCATCTGCTGTCGGTGATGCTCCAACTGCTATACCCAACATGCCTGTACTGCTAGCTGCGGCAGTAGCGTTTGCAAATGTCCACACGCCTGATGAGTTAAGATAATATAATTGTCCTGCTGTCAGTGATCCCGTTCCGAATTTTACTATTTCACCATTGTATGCAGGAGCAGCAGATGGCGAAAATATTAATGAACCCGTTGTTATTTGTGTTACACTAAGTGTACTTGGAGTTGTGTATTGCGGAACGTTTAAGGTAGCACCTACCAAAGTAGCTGCGCCACTTGTCCCAGTTGTAGTTAAAGTAAGCGCTGCTTGCTTGTTATTGAAAGTAGTCCAATTTGCAGCGGTTAACGCTCCTCTATTTGTAGCAGAAGCATCAGGCACATTCAACGTTATTACAGGTGTTGTTGTTCCATTTGCAACCGTTGAACTTAAATTCGTTCCCGTTGTTCCTAATGTCAACGCGGCTACACTTGTAACCGTTCCACCACCACCGCCACTCACTACCAAATCACCACTACCAAGAATTGAATTACCGTTGATTGTCTTGATGTTTGTTGCACTAACAAGTGTTGCTTGTTTAGCGTTTAACGCAGTTTGTGTTGCGGTTGAGATAGGCTTGTTTGCATCGCTTGTATTATCAACATTAGCTAATCCTACTGCTGTTTTATCTAACGTTTGAAAAGTCTTGTCACCTCTATAATACTGACCTGTTGTTCCTGCTGTTATTGTTGGTTCAACTGCTATATTCCCACTACCAAGTAAAGATGTAGAGTTAATAGTTTTAATGTTTGTTCCGCTAACTAACGCTGCTTGCTTGTTGTTGAAAGTAGTCCAGTCTGCGCTGCTTAAATAACCATTCACTAAACTAGTAGCGGCAGGCATACTTATAGCAGGAGTTGTTCCTCCCGAAGAAACAACAGGAGCAGTTCCTGTTACTGATGTTACACCGCCAATATATTGCGGAATGTTCAAAGTGTTTCCAACTAAAGTAGACGCTCCACTTGTTCCTGTGGTAGTTAGCGTTATTGTACCTTGCTTAGCGTTTAACGCTGTTTGCGTTGCTGTGCTTATTGGTTTACTTGCGTCGCTTGTATTGTCAACGTTAGCCAAACCTACCGCTGTTTTGTCTAATGTTTGAAACGTCTTATCACCTCTGTAATATTGTCCCGTTGTTCCTGCGGTAATCGTTGGCTCAACCGCTATGTTACCACTACCTAAAAGAGTAGTGCTATTGATAGTCTTAATGTTTGTACCGCTAACAAGAGCAGCCTGCTTATTGTTGAAGGTAGCCCAATCAGCAGAACTTAATGCGCCTCTATTTGTTGCTGATGCAGTTGGAAGGTTGAAGGTGTGTGTGCTTGTTGCAGATGAGATACCGAAATCTGTTCCACTTGTTCCAGTTGCGAAGTTCTGCACCTGTGCCGTTAAGCCATTCAATGCAGTTAAACCCGTTGAGAATGTAGTTATTACTTGACAAAGATGACTATTTTCAGTATGGAGTTTAATTGTTCTACCTGAATGCGTAACGTAGATTCTAATTGCTAATCTATCAGTAGCCGCTAACGTAGTTTGAGGTACTGCTAATGCGCTCATGTAGACATCTGTTACCGTTCCATTGGTGATGCCTTCAGGAGTAGCCGAGTTGGATGCAATCAAAGATAATGTTGCTCCATCCCATTTATACAATTCGATATAAAATGAAGGAGTGCCACCGCTACTTGATGCGCTAAAATATGTTTCGAAATTCCAATTTCCTGCTGGTATTTCTAACTGATTCGGTACATTCGCATCTGTGATAAATGATTGAATATAACCATTTGCTGCTATTGTGAAATCTGTTCCTGCTCCTAAGACTGGAGTCCTATCCATTTCCTTAAACGCTACACCGCCAAATGTTCCTTGTGCTACTGATCCATTTAAGTAGAAAGATAACGAAGCTCCTCCGCCTGATGAAGCAGGGAAGTTAGCCAAGCTGCCATCACCTCTCACATATTGTGATACCGTTCCTGCGCCTGTAACTGCTAAAGTTCCTGATGTTGTAATCGGGCTGCTTGCTACATTAAATGCAGAAGGCATTGTTAAACCTACACTTGTAACAGTACCTGAGCTAATTGCAGGAAATGTAGCTAAAGAGCCATCACCTCTGAGATATTGTAAAGTAGTTCCAGTTGGTGTGTTGAACTTGCCATTGAAAATTAACCAATCACTTGAAAGTAAATATCCGTTAGTCGTACCATTAGCCGATGACATAGATAGGTTAGGAGCAGTTCCTCCTGTAGATGAAATAGGAGCAGTAGCCGTAACTGCCGTAACCGTTCCACCTGAAGG